CATTAGCTTTTAAAAATGCTCTATAGCTTGGAGAATCCATTTCAATACCAGAACTTGACATTAAAGCCCTGTTAGTTGAAAGCTGGCCTAAATAAGATTTTTTTCTATCAAGTTGTTGTTGTCTTGCTTGCAATGTTTCTGCCTCAGCTTGAGATTTGTACTGGCGTTCTTCCATGTTTGCTTGCATCTGTTGGTATTGCATAGATTGTTTTTGTGCATTAATAGAGGATATTGTTGATATACCTTGCCCAAGCATACTTACTGCCCCTAAAATTTGCATACCAGAAGAAGCACTTGCTGCACCTGATATTGCTGTTATTGTTGCTGGACACATTAGTAAAAAATCTCCGTAGTTACGCCCAATACTCTCATAGGTAATGGAGCTGTTTGTGTTATGGTTATAATAGGCTCTAAACTATAACCTAGAATATAAACTTCTTTTCTTCCTGTAAAGCTTGTCAATCCATTAGAGGTATTTAAAGTTGTTTCAGCAAATATAACATCACTTGAATTAACTTGCATATTATAAGTTTCAGATAATTCTACTACACTTTTGCCAATCTTTCTAGGTAATGCGGCAAGTTGATTATTTTCTAAAGTTGCGTCTATTGGAAGTGTTGTCATTTCTAAAGTAAAATCTAAACCAAAGTCTGCTCCAGCAGTAGCTGTTGGTAAAATTAAAACGCCACTAGCGTTAACAGTTCCACTGCCATAATAATAAACAGGGCTACCTTCTACACTTCCTGAAGTTGCATGAACAACTTTAGTTGCGTGATTTGTTAGCCCTGTAAACACTTTACTTGTTAAGAAAACCATTGTTGCATTAGCTGATTGTGATGCAACTGCATTAAGAACAATAGTATATTCTCCAGAGCCACCTGTAGCATTGACTGAGTTAATAGTATAAACTGTTCCACTCCCTGCAAATTGGAATGTTTCCCCAACACTAGGAGCGTTAGTAAATCCATCTCCAATGAATGTTGTTGTAGAAGAAAATGTTGTTTTAACAGCAGGAGATCCATGGGGTTGGTAAGAACCTGATAATGTTTTTGTTTCTGTGTAGTCTGTAGGTAAATCAAAAGCATTGTCTGCAAATTGTTCTAGGGCATAAACAGTACTACCATTAATTGTTCTCTTGACCGCTGTGTATATTCCTGTTGTTGTACATGCAACAGATTCATACAATCCATCTGTATTCCATTGTAACCACCCTGCTATTTTTTCTAGTCTTTGAGAAAGAAATACTGCTATAGTTCCATCTGCGTTTACTAAAAAATAAAACTGTTCAGTTCTATTGTTCATAGACGTTAGCAACGCTGAGTCTACTGGTGTATCAATTAAATGACTGGATAAAAGAGAAATACTGTGCGAGCTGTATTCTTCAGCAGATTCAGAGTACAAATACTCTCTTACTGTTTTGCCATTATTTTGTATAAAAATAGTAGCACCATCAAACTGCCTTGGTTTGCATTTTAACTGAGTGCCAAAAGTAGACTGTTGTATAATCCTGATATCAGTAGGGGTAACAGGTTGAGAGACAGGCGGTTTTAAATAGAACTCCCCGGTACTTGTTAATATCTGTATATTCTTACCTGATATCAAATGTCTTATTTCATTAATTTGATCTGAGCCAATTTGTATTTGTATAGAGTCATCATCTGCCGCTTCGCCTACATCAAAGTTATAAAACGATCCTATCTTACTTCCTTGTATTCCATCTGGCAAAGCTGTAACTCCACCAAAGTATAATCTTTGTTCATGGAAAGTTACTGTTTGAGGAAACCCATTCACAGAAGAAATAACTTGTTCGTCCCAGTTATGTGTAGGAGGGTGTCCTGAAAGTTTAACGTTTACACCTCCTCCGTCTACAGATTCTGTAGCTGTATCAGAACTTCCTGCTGTAAATGTAAAATGATCATCATCTGTAACAGTAATACTATGTGTTCCGTTAAGATTTGCGGCAGCTAAACCAGCTCCTGCTGTATCAAAAATATCTTCTGCACCTGATAACACAACACTTGCTCCAGTAGAAAACCCATGTTGAGCCATGGTAACTTCTACTACACCTGAGCCTTGTGCTGTTTTAAAAGGGTCATCATCTAAAGGAATAGAGACATCACCTTTTAGCGTTGCTGTAACAGTTGTCGCATTGGTATATGCTGTAATTAATAACTCAACTCCATGATACCTAAGCCTCATACCAACATAAGCATTAGTAAAATAATCTGCTGAAGTTACGCAAGTAACGCTAGTGTTGTCTTTATCTATTGCATTAATATCTAGGGTAACTGTACTGTCTGCAAACTTAAAATAAGGTTGGTAAACTTTTTCTCCGTTAGTGCTAGTATCAAAACCAAATGCAGTCTTTGCAAATGAAGTAGCCCCTGTTCTTGTTATAATTTGTGGAGAAAAATTTTCATGCACAATGAGCATTGTGTCACCTGTTTGAGCTACGTCCATATCAAACAACTCATCTGTTTCCCAAACACAACTAGTTATTGTTTGCAACAATGTGCCGTTTGTTGAGTAGATTTTAAGTGCAGTATTTTGAAATGCAAATATATACTCTTGCCCAAGATTAAATACAAATGCTTCTAACCTTGATGCTCCGCCTAAGTTTGCACGAAATGCTGTGCCTCCTCTTCGTTCTGCCCCGCCTTGGTTAATTGCAACAATATTGCGTGCTTTTTTTAACCCAGTAGAATAAGCTGCAAGGTCTAATCTTGATATCATATTAGGGTCAAGTTCCCCTTTTGTAAAACTGTTTTGATGAACTCTAACTCTAGCCATTAAATACCTATTACGAAGGACTAGTTGCAGTAATGTTGTTTAATGAGGTTCTATTTCTATTATTCCTAAACCTATTAACATCAACTCTTTTTGTTGTTTGTGCTTGAGAATCAATAGACTTGGCAATAGCTAGTTGACGTGCCGCTCTTACTTCATACATTTGACTTAGTTGATCGTTTCTTGCTATAGCCCCTGCAAACAAAGACGCTAGTTCGAAAACTAACGCCTGTTTGAAGTAGGGAGGGAAAATACTTTCTGAGGGTTGAAAAGTATAATCTGCAATTACAGTATCAGACGATGATGTATTTGTAAATATATTTTGTCCATATCTGTCATAAATAATTACGCTGTCTCCAACTGTTATGGTGTGTATCATAAAAGCATCGCTCGGCAATGCGTATGAAGATTCGTACCTTGCGTCTGGATTCTCTGTGTTTTTACTTAACTGCACTTGTTTTGCTGAAAATCTCCATCTACAACGTGTCAGTAAGTCTTCTAATGTTGATTCGTATAATTGATTCGCTACTATTGATTCTGTACTATTTTGTGAAAAACTAGAAATTATATTTGCTCCTACTAATACTAGAGCTTTATTACATATATCGAATTTACTATCTGCCATTTTTTAATACCTTAAATACGAGGGGACTTACGTCCCCCCATATAATTGTGTTACGCCAATTTAGTTGTAGTAACTGTAGCCGCTCCTGTTGCTGAAGTAACAACTAACAAGTCTGATTCTGCTGTGCCAGCATTAGTGCCGACAGTAAGAATCATGTCAAATTGTTTTAATTCAGCAGTAGTAGAGTTAAAGTAACCTGATCCTACTATAACGGAAGTAGCGTCTCCGTCAGAATAGTACCACAATGAGTTTGCACCCATCTGAGCAACTTTGGCAATAGGGTTTGCTGCTGCATAAGCCATGTTTTATTCTCCTTTATTCTGTTACTTGAACTTCAATAGCACCAAGATTGTCGATCATGACTGCTGCCATTGACATATATGATGTTATTAAATTACTTACTTTTTCAGGAATGTAATTAATCTCAGTCCTGATATCAGCTCCAGTTGCAAGACCAACTGCAGATTTATGGTAAGCATGACAATCTCTAGATGAACCTGTAAGAGTTAAACCAGAGTGAGTAAAGAACATAAAGCCGAGCCATCTTTTAGCTGTTAAACCACCTGCAAATGGTAGGTCAGCTTCACCGACATATTCTGCACGAGAGAACTGGTCTATTTGTAATAGGTCAGCCCAAGCAGCAGGAGATACTATAAAGAATCTCTGTCCGTCATCAGGAATGTCAGCCGCTCCAAATTCTTCATATACTGTTAAAGCTTTAGCCAAAGTAAGTGCGGCTGAACCATGAACAATATTATTTGAATTTGAACCTGCATTTAAAACATCAATGATAAGTTGGTCGGTTTTTCTACCCAAGGCAGCAGAAGCTGATTGAGCTAGAACTTGACGTTCGTCAATGTTTGTCTTCAATTCGTCTAGTGAATCTACATAATCGGCTGCGTAGAAATCAGCTAGTGTTACGTCCACAGTAGTGTGTGCCACTTCCATAGTTGGAATCATTGCGTGTCTTGATTTAGACACAGCAGAACCAGTTCCGACTTTTTGGAAACGTGCTTGGCTACCAGTTACGTTATTAATCTGCCTAACAGTATCTTTAAGCTTAGAACCCATACGTTGGTATGCCATGTGGACTTCGCTTTCAAACTGTTTAATAAAGGCAGTACTTATAGATGTAGACATAATGTCTCTCCTTTATAAAAGTTAATATTAAAAATTAAACAGTTCTCCAACTTAGATTAAATGGGTTGCCCATTTTGGACCGATCTCTTCTAATATGGGCTGTGTACCATATTTGACTACATTGTGTAATCTCTTATAGAAATACAACACTTTTACATTTTTGACAAGCATTGGTTTTTTAGCGAAAGTAAAACCTTGCCACTTTAGCCATTTTATTGAGGTTTCTTGCTCTTCTGTAATGTAGTTTGAAATGTAACTGTAGTCTTCTTCTAGGTAATAAAGCCATTTTTTGTTAACTTTAAGAAAATAAAAGAAATTTTTTTCTAACAAATTAGAAGACAATAACCATATTCTTCCTGCCTTTGTATTGTTTATAGTTGGAGCAACGCCAAATATAGCTACTATATTGTGGCTAGTATCAAAAACAGTATAGGTATGTTTGTTATTTTTTTTGTATCTAAATGGAATGAGTAACGCTTGCAAAGGGTCCATGCCCCATAAAGCAACTTCAAATTTATCCAACTGCTTTAGATTTGGTGCAAGCCTAAAGCAGTCTTCGGGTGTAGTTTTTTCTACATATAACATTATTCACGATAAAGTCTTGAGAAAGCTTCGTCTACTTTTCTAACAAAAGATGGGTCACGTTCCCTTGAGTCAAAGTATCTTCTATCTTTCATCATAGATCTTACATCATCTAAAGTTAAAGCT